GGGTAAGGATAACACCCTACCCCCTATAATTAATTAATTAGTTACTAATTAAGGTACTAAAGTAAACTCAACTACAAACTCAGGAAAAGCAATTTGCGTCCCTATTTTAAGCTTTGCAACAAATCTTACTTCGTCGTTGTCCTTAGAATAAAAGATACTAAATTGTTCAGCGTCGTTTAACAAGTCAGTTCCAACATATAAATTCGCAGTTCTTGAAAGAATCATTCTGTTTGTTCCGTTCAATCCTTTAACAGCTAAAACTTTTACGTTTGTTCCTGGTACCATTTGAGAAAACTTTTCACCTTGGTTTTCTTGACCGTTATAAGCGAATAAGTTTGCGTCTCTTAATGCTTTAGCGTATAATCTGTAAGCATCGTAACCCATGAATAACACTAAATCTTCAGCGTCGATAATGTCAGCAGGTACAGCGCTAACCATTCCGTCAACGATATCAATAACATTTCCAGCAGTTACACCAGTTGCAGCAGTTACAGCACCTGAATTTCCATCTACAACAGAACCTTCAGCGTCGATAACTTTTAACAAACCGTCTGCAAGTGCTAAATTTCCAGCCCCTAAAGTATCACCCTTCCAAACGATAGATTCCAACATATCAGCAATCTTCTCCGCTTTATCTTCTGCGTAGATTTGCTCGAAAGGAATTGATTCATTGTAAGAACCTGCGTTCATCATTTTTTGTGTGTAATATGACTCTAAAGTGTCAACACAAATAGATTCATTTACTTTAATAGGTGCAACACCTAAAGACCTTTGAGATAGTACTGTTGTACCGTCTGAGTTGAAACCGCAAGAACCAGCTTGACCAACTAAAGTTGAATCAATAATGTTAATTGTTGCGCTTGACTTAATGTCTGGCTGTACTGTAACATAGTTTAAAGTTCTTCCCTCTAAGATTGACTTTTTAATTAAGTCTAATTTGTTTTCATCAGTATAAACTGATAATCCTGACACATCGAGTCCCATAATAATTCTAATTTAATTGTTTATTTATTTATTTATCTTCTAGCAAAAGCCTTTAATTTTGACTCTCTACTTGTTAATTCTTTTTTAACTGATTTACTTGAAGCTTTTGAAAGTTTTACTTCTTCTTCGGCTGGTGAATTAGCTAGTTTAGAAACTACTTCACTAAGGTTGTCGATTGCGCTCATTGATTCTGAAATGTTAGATAGTGCTTTTTCTAAAGCTTCTAGTCTTTTTTCAATTTCGTCTTCTTTTGGCTCTTCTTCTTTTACTTCTTCTTCAACAACTTCTTCAGCCATTTCTGGTTCGATTACTTCCTCCCCTTTAGGCTCTTCTTCACATTTGCAATCTTCGTCTCCTTCTTCGCATTCACATTCCTTTTTTTCAGGTGCTTCAACTTCAACTTCTTCTTCTGCGTATTTATCACATTCACAGTCTTTTTCTCCTTTACACTCGCAGTCGGAATGCTCTACTTTTTCACTCTCATTTTCTACTTCAGAAAACAAAACCTTAATTTTATCGATAAATGTCTTTTTGTCCATGTAATTATATATATGTTAAATGGTTATGTTTTACTTTTTTTTATTAGTCCAATAAATCGTAAATTTTACCAAGTACATTATCAAGTTTATTATCAATATTATCGCTACCATCTTTAGCCATTTGTACTATGTTCTTAGAAAATACGCCTTCTATACTAAAACCCTTCACTTCACCGCTTTTAACTTTCTCCCATAAAACATCATTGTCAACTTTATACGATACCATCCAAGTTCCTTCTGGAATGTCTTTAAATCCTAAAGCGTTTGATTTATCGTTTTTAGAGTCTGTAACAATCCACGATTCAACTACTGTAACGTCCCTCATTCCTGTAGAGTGTTCGAAGTTTGTGCTTTTAGTCTTTCCAAATTTTGCAAACATTTCTTGGCATTTTTCAATAGTGTCTTTAGTAAAGTAAACGAAATACGGGTTACCTTCTGCGTCCATTCTTATAATCTCCTTGTCTGGCATCATTGCAGCGCCTGTAACGATTCTTTTCTCCTCGTCTGTAGCTTTGAATTCAAAACTATCTTTGGCTTCATTAAATCGCATAAAATCGCTTTCAATCGCTGGAGACGACACAAAAGAAATTATATCGAGGGCGTTATCGTGGTCTTCATCGTCAATAAATAGTTCAATTAATACTTTCTTTTCCATATTCTTAATATATAAAGTTTTTTAAAATGTTTAATTTGCTTTTTAATAAATATCTTCTTCTCTCTTCTCTTCTCTTCTCTTCTTAATAGTTAACTTTCTGTTGAACACAAAATGAACACGTGTTAAATTTCTGTTGAACACAAAATGAACAGGTGTTAAATTCATTATCCTATCTCACTGAGTTGCTGAATATTACTAGCTGTGTTTTGTGAGGTTGTAATGTCGCTTTCTGTTACGTAAGCCCTAACAACTTGAGCACCGAATTGTTCACTTCCTGAGCTTCTACCTTCAAAACCTAAATTTGGTGAGGTTTGCTGTGTTGTTGGTGCGTTACTTCCTCCACTTTCACCCCCGTCAATTTTTGGTGCGGGTGCTTTTAAAATAGAATAAGCCTTTGCCATGTTCGTTCCGATTTGAAGTAACCCCGTGGCAAACTGAAAAGCACCAGCTGCCCCAGCTGTAACACCGTTTAATTTATTCTGTGCACTTGATTTTGTTAGTCCTGAAATCGCCTGTGCTGTATCTATCGCAATTGTCCTAAGTGCAACAGCCTTTTGAATACCTAAAGCTACCTTGCTATTCTCACCTAATACACTTGTTAAACTATCTGCAAAACCTACCATACTACTATTAAACTGAGCTTTTGCGCTTATTAATTTGTCGTCATGTGTCTTTTTTAAAGCTGTTTCTTCAATGTTCTTCTTTTTTTCTTCAGACATTAAAGCTTCATTCGCTTTCATTCTTGCCTCTTGTATCTTTCTTGCTGTTTCTTCAGCTAGTTTAATTTCAAGCTCAGCAGTTAAAACACCTTCTTCTTCTAGTTTATTCCTTTTTTGTTCAGCATTAAAGGCTATTAATTCAATCTCTTTTTTTAATCCGTCTTCTTGTAGTTCAATATCTAATTTTCTTCTTTGCATTAAGATTTTAGACTCTTTTTTTGCTTCAGCTTCTTTTGCTTTCTTAATCTTTAACGCATTGGCTTCAGCTTGCTTAACTAAGGCTTGTTCTTCGGACTTCATCCTTTTACGTTCTGAGAAATTGGCTTTTTCTATTCTAAAAACTTCAGCTTTTAATTTTGCTTCAGCGTCTAAATTTTCAGCGGTTGACTTGCTATAAGTATTTTCTTCAGTTTGGTGTCTTAATTTCTCTTTTGCAACGTGTAGGTCTTTTTCTAGTTGTTCTGCAGCTATCTTATTAGCTTCTCGCATAAATTCAAGCCTTTCTTCAGTTGCAAATCTTTCTTCATCCCTAGCTTTTAAACGAAGTTCCATCATGTCCCTTTCAGCCTGTGCTTTATCGACTATCGCCATTCTTTCAAACCTAGCTAAAGCAAGTCTGTCTTTTTCTAACTTCATCGCTTGATTAACTTCTCTTTGGGTGTCTTTTGCAAATTCCTTAACCATTTCCATCCCTTTGGATATCTTACCAGTCAAGTCGTTAACTCCAGTCATAGCTTGTAAAGTGCTTTCCCCTAAATCTGCGGAAGCTTCTTTAAGTCCTTCAAAGTCTAAAGTAAAGGCTGATTTTATAACTTTACCCAACGCCCCGAACATATCCGCCAAACCTGTAAACCTATTTACAATATTAGTTTTAATAAGTTCCCAAAGTCCTGTTATGGCTTCTTTTGGATTTTCAAAAGCACTAAATAATTTTTCACCTAAATCACTGATAATGTCGGTAATGTTACCCATAACAACACCTAAACCCGCTGTAATCTTTTTTAATTTACTAGCGCCTTCTTCATTATCTGTGAAATATTGAGCTAAAACACCAAAAGCAACCACTATTGCGCCGATTCCTGTCGAAATCATGGCACCTCTTAAGGTTTTAAAACCCGTTACAGCTTTCATTAAACCACCTTTTAGAGCAACAAAACCAGCTTGAACAGCCCCAAGTTTGCCAGGCATAGCATCAGTAAAAGCGTGTGCGTTTTTGTTTACTTTTCCCGTTGACGTTGCTGCACTTTCTGCGGATTCTCCCACGTCTTTATAGGATTGTTGTACTTTGTCAGCGCCTTCAACTTCGTATTTTGTTTGTATTACTATCTTTTTTTTAGCCATT